GTATTAGCGTGTTAGCTGGAGTGCAACACTCACCTATACGGGTGGTGTGTGAGTGTCAAGCCTATTTGAAGGATGAGCTTGATAAATTGAATCCCTCTAAACCATCTAGGATTTTTGTCAGTTATGGACCAGAATCCAGCTTTGCTTCACCGCATGTTATTGCACTAGCCAAGAAATTTGTGCAAGGTCGTTACTCCTTTACTAGACGTTTATATAGTAATGAGGAGTTGTTATGTGACCTTATTATACACACTACCCCATCTCTAGATGATATAGATAAATCTTTTGAGATGTTATACAACGTTCAGTTTGTACCTAATTCTATATGCTACATTTGCTTTTCCGATGATGCAGTTATAGCGTGGAATTTAAACGGCGTTTTTGGATGGGCTAATGTGGACATTTCTAGTTGCGATAGTTCGAATGGTCCTCTTATTTTTAATTTGGTGAGAAGAATGTTAGCGAATATAGATGAAGAAGCCTCATATGAGTATTTATGGCAGTGTAAACAACCGATAAAGTGTGTTAATCCCCAAAATCCGAAGGAATTATTTAGGATTTTGTTCCCATCATGTTTTGAAGGGTCGGGGACTTCTTTGACCACTTTGCTTAATTGTACTGCCCAGTCACTTATTTTTGGGGCTGTTGTACAAGAGCTTTTAAGATATGAAGATTCTACTGTAAGCTTGGATATGCTTAGCTTAATAAAGCAGGCAGCAGCTGAAGTGGGTCATAAAGTAACAGCTGAACATTGTGTGGACTCTATGGGTTTACCAGTGTTTGAAAAAGTGCAGTATTTGAAGTATTCACCTATTTTGGGTCAAGGAATGGTAGCTCTAAGTATTATCCTTCCAGAAACCTAGGGACTTTGTGCCGAGGTTTAGGGAAGATAAATGAGGATTTAACACCAATCCAGGTAGCTATGACGCCAGCCGAGTGGCGCGTCAACACCCGAGCTCAGATATTCACCAAATACATCCAAGGAATAGTTAGGGGTTGGAGACATGAACCATCCCACCCCTTTCTTTCAGGATTACGGGATCGATTTCTCACCGATCCCATTTCCCAAGACGGAGAGTTGGAAATTAAGTCACCTACTATTGTAGAGAACAACGTGTCTTTCCACGACGTTAAACTTGATATCCACTCACTGTGTAGGAGGTACGATATTACCCCGACTGAAATGTCATTCCTGTATGGTATCTGCCAGGAATTGCAGTTAGGGTCAGTAGTTAGCTCCACAGCTTTACGGCGAGCTATGGAGGTTGATTACGGTCTTACCTTCCGAAACCCCTCCCCAAGTGAGTATACCTTTGTGCATTCAGGTGTACAATTCGCT